GTCACGACGGCTCTGGTTGCTAACCAGGACTACAGCCTTGATTCGCGTGCGGGCCGGATTCTGCTGAGTGGGGTGTATGCGCCTCTGCCGGACAGTGTGCAGCTTGTGGTCACGGGGCGCGGCGACGGGATGTTCTCGGATGCTGACCTTGGGCAGCTACTGACTGAGGCGCTCCTTCAGCACACCAATGGGCGTACGATCCGCAGTCGCTACAGGGATGAGAATGGGTTCATCCGGTATCAGGACGATGCAGTCACCCTGGCAACGCTTCCCCCGGTCGAGGAGTTGCCTGTTGCGCTCCTGGTGGTGATTCAGGCCTTGTGGGTCCTGGCAACGGACGCGGCCGGTGACGTGGACGTCGATACGCCCGATGGTACCCACGTGAACCGGCGGCAGCGCTACGAGCAGCTCATCCACCAGATTGACCTCGTGCAGACCCGGTACGAGGACATCTGCCGCCAGCTTGGCGTTGGACTGGACCGTATTGAGATTTTTGACTTGCGCCGTGTGAGCCGTACGACCGGTCGTCTGGTGCCGCTCTTCAAATCCCAGGAGTATGACGACTACTCGTTGCCGACGCGGAAGGTTCCGCCGGTTGACTCCCGGGACGAGGACGCCTCCGGTATTCCGTCCGTGGCGTTTTGGGGGTGGTGGTAGTGGTAAACCGGGGTGACTGGAAGCGGGGGCGCTGGTCGGCGGAGGTGGAAACTCGTCAGATCGCTGAGGGCTTGCGCGGATTTCAGCCCGGATTCGGTGATCACATTCTCTACTTCCGGTTCGACTACGACCGCAGTGTGAAACATGCGGTCTATGACGAGGCGGTGAGCGTGGGCCGCGTGTTCAAGGAACCGCTTGAAGTTCCGGCACTGCACGTTGTCCATGCCTTCGGTGGCGACACGCTCGAAGAGACCGGCTTCTACTCGAATGACGAAATCGAGGTCTCCTGCGGATTTGACCAGTTGATCCGGACGGGCTTGAGCCACATGGATCTCAGGAACGCTCGGTATCTGCGGGACCGGTTCGCCTACGACGGAAAACTGTTTCGTGTCCTGGAGATGAGTATTCAGGGCCAGATTGTGCGGACGGACATCGTGACCACAATCAAGGCCATGCAACTGAAGGCCGATGAAATCGGGGATGACCCCATGTTCGCGCAGTACGCAGTCGACCCCAGTCGTCTGGGGTATACCGGCCCGTAACGCCTTTGATGTTGGGCATGGCAGGCTTGATGTATCGGTGAATAACTGCTTTTGAGCAGGAGTCGTAACACCTCCCGTTGACCTTATTTCTGGAGAGATAATGACGACTCCTGCTCAGGGGCCTCCTGGTCTCAGTGCCTATCAAGTTGCCGTGAAGGATGGTTTCGTCGGCACGGAGATTCAGTGGCTGGCGAGCCTGAAGGGACCTACAGGGGCACGCGGCGCAACGGGTGCGACGGGACCGCAGGGTGCGACGGGCGCACGGGGACCTGCCGGTCCGACGGGTCCGGCGGGAGCTCGGGGTGCAACGGGTCCTACTGGCCCACAGGGGCCTACGGGTGCGCGCGGTGCGACGGGACCGCAGGGGCCGACTGGCCCTGCTGGTCCGCAGGGCGCTACAGGAGCGGTTGGCCCCCGTGGTGCTACCGGCCCGGCTGGTCCGGCTGGTCCTACCGGTGGCACTGGTCCTCGTGGACCGCAGGGCTTGCCCACGACTGTCAACGGCAAGTCGGGGACATCGATCAACCTGGTCGCGGCGGACATCCCGGATGCACTGACGCAGACGGTCGCGGACGGCCGGTATCTGCCCACTTCTGCTGGAGCCACCTTTGTCGGCGTGAGTGGGGACCAGACGGTCGGCGGCGTCAAGACTTTTGGTCAGACGCCTGTAATTCCTGGTGGCAAGCCTGTTCCTCTCGATTGGTTCAACGTCCGGGTTTTCGGTGCTACGGGCGACGGCACTACAAACGACCGAGCCGCGATTCAGGCGGCGATTGATGCTGCGAGTGCTGCGGGCGGGGGAGTGGTGTATCTGCCCAAGGGCACCTATCGCATTGGATCGTCGCTGACCCCGACGAACGCGACTGGTGTTCAGCTTGTGGGTGCGGGGTGGGCAACTACCATCAAGATCACCGAAGGCATGAACGACTGGGCGATCAAATTCGACGGCACGGACACGCGCTTGCGTATCGCCGATCTCACCATTGACGGAAACTGCACAGCCCAGACGGCTGGCGGTGGTGTGTATGCAGTTGGTGCTGTTCAGTGCCTCTTTGAAAACGTGCATTTCGTCGGCTGCTACGACTGGGGAATCTATTTCGGGCCGCAGACCGGCAACATTTTCGGGCACAACAACAAGGTCACCAACTGTCTCTTCGATAACGCGATGGGTTCTGCCGGGATCGGCGGCGGAATCTACATGACGTCGAACGACGAGAACATCATCCTCGGTTGCGACTTCGAGTACCTGGGCGGTTCGGGGACGGGGCCAGTGGCGATCCTCGACAAGGCGGGCACACAGTTTATTACAGCTTGCAACTTTGTCAATGGCGGTCATGGTTGCATCGGAGTACGGGTTCAGGACTGCCAGTCCACGCGTATCACTGGCTGCAACTTCGATGGCACCTCTGGCGACTCGATTTTCCTCGCCGCCAGCCGGTGCAACGTCGTGGGGAATACGATTTTCTCTCCGGGGGTGGCAGGAACTTCCGGACAGGCGAGCGGTATTCACCTGGAGTATGCCGCCACCAACAACGTCGTCAACTCGAACACGATCGCGTCCGCACCTGACGCAGGCGTCACCCGGTCCCTCATTCGTGAGGAGGCTATGGGAAATGCAGGTCTGAACTCGATCCAGGACAACACGCTCATCACTGTGGGCACTTTGTCCTTCGGCGTTCTGGACTGTCAGGGCACGGGCTCCGTGATTCGGGGAAACATCGGCGGCGGCGCTGCGGGAGATGCCGGAATCCTCACCCAGACGACTGCGGACGCGCGCTACCTGCCTACGACCGCCGCATCCGGATTCGTCGCCACAACCGGTAACCAGAACGTCGCGGGGGTAAAGACCTTCACGCAAACGCCCCTTGTTCCAGGAGGACAGGTAACGCCCTTGGACTGGGTAAACGTAAAGACCTACGGCGCTACCGGCGACGGCGTCACGGACGACACCTCCGCCGTACAGGCAGCCATCAACTCGGGAACGGTTATCTACTTCCCGGCTGGCACCTATCTTGTCGGCACCCTAACCCTTCAGCCCGGAACGGTCCTGATCGGCGATGGGAGCGGTGGCGTATTCGAACCGGTCCCCGCCACGATGATGTCCACCCTGAAACTGAAGAACGGTACTAACGGAAGCCTGCTGCTTGGTCCTGCCCACACCTCATGGGTGCGTATCCGCGACCTGCACCTGGATGGTAATAAAGCCAACAACACTGCGGGCGATCTCATTCACCTTGACGACTCAACCGCCCAGGACACTGCCTGGCACATTATTGACTGCACCCTGGACAACTCCCCACACGACGGAATCTACATCGGAAGCGGACGCCAGGCGATCAAGGTTAATCGAACGTGGATCATGCGGTCCACCAATAACGGCATCACACTCAACGGTGCAGACTGCGGGCTGGACACCGTACTCATCGGCCTGTCCGGCTCCAACGGCGTTTACATCGGTGCCTCGGTTGAACACCTGAGTAACTGTGACATATGGTCGTCTACCGCTAACGGAGTGCTCTGCGACAACGTCAACATGGTGACCCTGACGAACTGCGGCATTGACCGGCATCAGCAATCCGGCCTTGTCGTTCAGGGCGGTGGAGCTGTCGACGTACTGGGCTGCATGTTCCACTCAAACTCCCAGGCAACCAACAACACGTACCCCCATATATCGGTCACGGGCGGTGCTGTGACCGTACTCGGCACACAGTTCGGCTTCGACGGTTTCGGCAGCAACCCTGACTGGGCAATCAAGCCCGTAGGCAGCGTGACCGTGCTGGAATACGGCAACCGGGTCCTAGCAGGATCCACCGTGCAGGGCTACATATCCGACCCAACCAAGGCGACGAACAACCTCGGCGGCAATCTCAACATCCCGAACGGGAGCCAGGTCAATGTCGGCTCGTCCGGCTCCAGCGCTTCCCTGGCCGTCCAGCGAACCAACACAACGGATGCCATCCTTTCCGGCCGGTCCGGGACCGACACCGCATCGCGCTTCTTCACAGAAGCAGGGGGAACCTTGCACTGGGGAGACGGAACGAACACCCCCGACACTCTCTTGGGCAGGGGAGCAGCGAACAGGCTCGATCTGACCACTGCGGACTTGCGGATCGCCACCGCCGGGCGCGGCCTCATGGTCGCTGAAGGAACCAACGCAAAAATGGGGAACGTGACGTTGGTAGGTGGAACCGTCACTGTTTCCACGACGGTTGTGACAGCGAACTCCAGGATCTTTCTCTCCAGAGCCACTCCGGGCGGGACTCCAGGTTTCTTGTCCTACACCAAAACGGCCGGAACGTCGTTCACCATCAACAGCAGCAGCTCAAGCGATACGTCATCCGTCGACTGGATGATAGTCGAGCCTGCATAACAAGCACCTCAGCTCGACGGATATAGTTGAGGTTAACTCCCCGGGTCCTCCCCTTCCCCGGGGAGTTTTCCCTTTGCTGACCTTATAAGCGAAAACAGTGCCTGTGGCATTCTGAGGAGGACGATCACCCTTCAGGCTGGGAGCGCAGAATGCCGCAGACGTCGACACGGCAGTCGCGGCTTTTCCCTGCCCTGAAAGGAAGGTGACCATGGCCTGGCTGCTTAATGAGGACGAGGCCCTCAAGAACAAACTGTCCGGAATCACCGTCCAGGAAACCGCGCTCCCAGACCCGGTGCCTGTCGCAGTACGATTCACCGTCCCCGAGGACGAATACGCGGACCTCACCTTCCCCCTCATCACCCTGACGCAGGCGCAGGTCCAGCGGGCCCCGGAGCGGGAATCCCGGGGTGTCGTCCAGCTCCGCGCGCTGCCTGAGGGAACGGATGTCACCAAGGGACCGTACTACGCCGAGGTCCCCGTCCCCTACGACATTGATTACCAAGTGGTGCTGTACACCCGCACCCGCATCCACCTGACCTACCTCGTGGGACTGCTGGCCACCTTCCCGTATCTGCCCGAGCGGTTCGGCTTTCTGGAAGTCCCGCAGGACAACACCGTGCGTCGGCTGGACCTTCTCGGCGGACCTGAGCTCGACGCGGGACGTGACGCCAACGGAAAGCGCCTCTTCACGGCCACATACCGAGTCCGCGTTTCTACCGAGCTATTCCTTATGGACGGAACGCCGCAAACCTACAACACCGTGTCGACCGTGAATGTTGACGCTCACGAATACAACCCCCGGACACCGGGCTGATTGAGGAGACCGCATGGCCACGACTACTACGGGGCGTCCGGGAGTATCCGTCATCGAGACGCTCAATGCACTGACGTCCGTCTCAACACCCCAGGAAGAAGCGGTCGCCGCTTTCGTTGGCACCCATAACGCGGGCCCGGCCGTTCCGGTGAAAATCAACTCCTGGTCGCAGTGGAAGGCGCTCTACGGCGGCTTCGGTACAGGCAGTGATCTGCTGCCGTACGCCGTTTACGAGTACTTCAACAGCGGCGGCGGCACCTGCTGGATCGTGCGCGCGGTTCCGACCGATTCCACCCATGCCAGCGTTGTCCTCAACGACCTCGGCACTGGCGGCACGGACGGGACGACGCCGCAGCCACTGCTCACCCTCACTGCTATCGCGCCCGGAGCCACGGGCAATGACCTGTACATCGATGTGACTTCGGGTTCCGGCTCAACCGGCCGCTTCACCCTGACGCTGCGGTC